CATCTTCTTGATAAGTAGCCTTACCAACGAAATCACGATTGACCAGCTCACGGACTGCTGTCGCTTGTCTCGCGCTCTCCTCACGAGTATAGCGCTGTAGGGCTTCCTGTCGCTGACCGTCTTTATTTACATATTCCTGAATAGCTGATAAGTCGGTTCGCAAGCCCTGAGCTGTCCGCTCAAAGGTAGCCTTAGCTTCAGTGATGAGACCGTCAGTATCTTCAATTGCAGGACTCCAGTCTGTCGCTAGAGTGCCTTTTTCAAGTTTAATCCTACGAACGGAATAATTATTGTTCCCAGCGTAATCATACAAGGCCATCTCTCCCCTCGAATAACGAGAGTCATCGTTTGGAAAGATAACTGAACCTGTGAAGGTGAACCGTTTCCATTCTTTACTTGGAGTGATGTCTGCGCTAGCTTTCAGACCAAATCGATTCGTTTGATAATGATAAAAATGTAGAGGACGAATCTCGCCACCTTCATTGATTTTTAGATCAAACGATAGAGTCCAAGTCTCCCCGACGTTTTCTTGGGTAAGGTATGGATGGAGAGGGAACGGAAAGAAACGCGTACTTGTTCGAACTTTCTCAGAGTCTCGATAGTAGTTTCTACCGCCGAGCCGTAAGTTTGAAAATTCTTCTCGCAATTTTCCAGCTTCAGTCACAACTAAGGTCTTATCTGCCTTGTCCTTGGTTGCGTTCAGGATTTCCTGACGGATAGAACCAGCTCGCACCTCAAATTCAGCCAGGCTTAACTTCTGATCTAGCTTGTCCTGTGTGTTTGTTTCAAGACTCTTCACAGACTGCCGGATATTCTCAGCAGTCACGTTGAGGGAGCTGATATCCACTTTGGTTCTGAGACCTTCAGTCAAACGCCTCACTCCAGCATCAAGCGCATCAGCGCGCTGATTAAAACGAGAGGTCATTGTTGAAATACGAGTAGAGCTCTCTTCTTGTATACGATCTATCTGACTCGTCAGAGTCTCTGCTGTTTGCCTGACTTCTGATTTGTTAGCTTTCCCTTCCATTCCGTTCATCAGTGCAGCTAGCCTGCCTTTAGTCGTCTCTTCATATCTTGCCTGAGAGGTTCTGGCTCCAGCCAAGTCATTCTTTATCTGACCGAGTGCTTCAACTTGCTTGGCAATCTCAGCTTCAGCCTGTGCTTGCTTCGGTCGAATATCATTCGCGATAGTCCGTTTCAGAGCGTCCAAGTCACCCGACAGAGCCATTTGTGCGCTCGTAGTCTGCGACTTAAACGCTTCAAGTCTAGCGACAGAATCCAGTCCAATCCGCTTAGCTTCCTGTGCAAGCAGGGTACTTGCGCCAGCATTTCGCAAAGCTTCCTCAGCCTTGCGCTTAGTTTCTTTCAATGGCCCGTTGTCAAAGCTATTAAAGCGCTGATTGATAGTGTCAGACAGTTCTTGCTTGACTTCTTCAGCTCTGGCTTTGGCCAGTTCAATATCGTCAGAAATTTCCTGTCTAAGCAATCCAGCCTTATGATCAAAGTCTAAGTCAGCATTTTGAAGAGCCTTTTCAAGGGCGATTTCTTGTGCAGATTCTGTCACTCCAAGAATTGCATCGGCTGCGCTAGATAGACCACCAGAAGCTCTAGAACCACCAATACCTGCCTTATCATCGAAAGTCAGAGAGATGTACTCTTCTTTTAAGGCATCGAACTCATAAGCAATAGCTTTCTTGAATGCATCGACATTATGTTTCCAGCTCTTGAGATTGACCGTGTCGCCCATATGGACCACTTGCCCATCAAGTTCATAAGCTTCAATCTTGATAGCATCAGAGACCTTGTCAATTCCCTCATTTGAGAACTTAGACTGTGCCCACTTTTGCAACTCTTCAACAGTTTTAGCATTGTTGTTCTCATACTCTTTTTCATTGATATAAGGGTATGAGTTGATAAGAGGACTATCAACAGTCACTCTGATAGTCGTTTCTTTTTCAGCACCTTCAGGTTTAAAAGTCGACTTTGCGTGAATTCTTGTGACAACATTCTGACTGTTTTTTGTGCGTTGGTAGTTCTTCAGATTTTTATGCGTTGTAATAACAACACCACGATTCTCCCCACGACTCTTCTTGACAGTCATCGCAAAGTTATCACGAACCAGCTCGCCTTCCCATGTACCAACAATGCTGTGCTTACCGTCCAGCAATATAGAGTATAGGGTTTCTGTTTCAGTCGTATTGAAGGTCCTACGGTCCTGGATATCGCTATTGAAAGAAAAATCTCCCAAAGCAGTTTTGGTGTTTTGAACCATGCGAGAAAGAGTCATGCCACAGCTCTGACTAGTCACGCTCATTGGCGTGATAGAACGTTGCATCACATCGTCTGAAATGTGATAGGCTGTGATTTCAAGATGGTCATTGTGCTCAACAGGTTTCTTGATGCGAAATAGCTGCGCACCAAGAACAGGAATCGGAGCCTTTATCAGCATATCTTCTTGGATGAGCTGATAAATACCAGAGTCAGAAATAGGATATTTCACAGTTAAGGTGAAATCGCCATTCATGGTCTCTTTCACAATCGCCGAAGTCGCTTCATGAAGTGGTTCCCCATTCCACCGAGCGGTTCTAACATCTTTATTAAGTAGATAAAGCAATTATGCCCACCCCCAAACTGTCTCGATTTCAAGCGATTGAATACCTGGACCCAAAACAACCCCAACATTCTTAACTTTCGCTGGATCAACTGTGATAAAATCCCCTGACCATTTGACTGGCTTCCCTGTTGTTGTTTTAAAACTTGGATTGTCAGGATTATTGACCATCACAAGTGACTCAGTGAGTCGTTCAAGACGGATGACCTGACCAGCGATTGTAAACGAAGTTTCAGAAGCGCTCTGACCAACGATTGTGATTTTAGGAAAAGCAAGAGCAGAACCTTGCACATTCAGAGTCCCTCTTCTTGTCAATCTCTGAGTATCAGTTGCTTTGAAGTATTTTGTAGGATGGCAAGTGAAGGTCGCTTTGGTCATGTAAAGACCAGGTTGCACTTCTTCAAGGTCAGTCACATTGACCTTATAGCACCAGAGACGAGTTGTTTTGACTCGCTCGCTCTCTAACCAGAACTTCTCACGGATAAACAGACTCATAAATTGGTTCATCTGCTCCTCAGTCGGTTTGACTAAGTAAATCGTATAAGATTTCTTGACCAATTCCCTGTGCTTGTTCGTCTGAACAATTGCCCCACTGACACCACCATGCTCCAAGAGAGCTGTCTTGCTCTCTCCTAGAGCGATTGAAGGAGAGTCATGGACAATGACCTTAAATGGAAAAGACGATGTCCTCACACCGTCAATCACAAGCTCATTATGCTTTATCATGCAAACCCTCCTCTCAATTGTCTCCTACGTTGTAATTCGTCAGCAATACGCTGAGCCACCTCATCAGCAATCCGACTGATGTCAGCTTCTTCTCTGACGGTGTTACCAGTAATAGTAATGTTGATGGTTGGTGAAGTTCCACCCATAGTTTGAGCGATACCTCGACCGATGGCTCCAAGCGTTTTGTCGTTAAGTGGCAATACTGCTTCATTCCCAGCTTCACCACCAACCATTATGTTATTACCATTCATTCCAAAGATAGTTGGTTTCGTCATGATACCGCCTTTGGCATACCATTCGATTCCAATACTTGGAACACCTTGACTCAACCAATCTAATGGATTGGCCGAACCACTCACGTAAAAGTGAGGTAGTGGGATATGTGGCCAGCTGATGTTGAAGTTAAACAATCCTTTGATGGCTTCAATAGCTGAAGAAACAGCATCCCTTGCACCATTGATAGCACTTGAAATGGTACTCTTGATACCTTCCCAAACACTTGATACAGTACTAGATATAGCATTTAACACATTTGAGACAGTGTCCTTGATGCTGTTCCAGATATTTGATACAGTTCCTGAAATGCCGTTGAGAATATTTGAAATATAACTCTGGATAGCTGAGAAAATAGTCTGAACAATGCTTTGAATAGCTTGCCATACAGTAGAAAACACTCCCTTGATAGTTTCCCAAGCTCCTGACCAATCACCAGTAATGATCTGCATAACTGCTTGGATAACACCAAGGACAACATTGATTGCAGTCTCAACAACAATCTTGATGATTTCCCAAGTTGTTGTAATGATCAGTTGAATGTTATCCCAGCCAGCTTGGAGCAAGGGGCCAAGTATATCCAGTATTGTACTGATGACCGTATAAATGGCATTCCAGACAGTCTCAGCACTTGTCCTGATAAGTTCCTGGTTCTCCGTCCACCAAGTAACAACCGTTCCAAAGATACTCATGACAAAATTAGAAATCTCTGATACGACTGCATTGATAACTTCAAGAATCGCATTCCAAACGGTCGTGACCGCATCTCGAAAACCTTCGTTAGTTTCCCAGAGATATTTCACAATAGCAACAATCGCTGCTATGGCCACTACAACTCCTGAAATAATTCCAATGATTGGTAATGCTGCTGCAATCATTGCGCCAAATGAAGACATAAACACAGCTTGCAGGGTTAAGAATATGGGGGCTAAGGCTCCTACAATTGTCAAAACCACACCTAAGATGACAATGAAATCTTTTACTGGAGCAGGTAAGGAACTGAACAGCTCAGCTACACCTTTCACAATCGTTGCCAAGGTTTGAAAAACAGGAATCATCATTTCTAGAAGAGGTTGACCAATAGCAGATAATGCATTGGTCCCAGCTTGTTTCAGATTCCCCATCACGTTTTCTAGGCCGTCTGATTCTCTTGCAGCCTGTCCAAGAGCTCCTGAGAGTTTATTTCCGTCTTCGACCATCTGAAGCAAGGTCAATTGCTTCTGCGCTTCGCTCAAGTCCTTGAATGACTTTCCGTACAATTTATTTGCAGCTGCATTCCTGGTCGTTTCTGTCGCAGAGATTCCAAGAGCGGCATCGTTAGCAAAGTTTCCCTTCAAAAAAGATTGTAAGCTCTCTGTCACGCTCTCAATAGATTTGTCATAGAAGGCTGCACCGTCTGCTGCTGCCCTAGTTGCACGAGAAGTAAGATCCAAAGCTTCTGCTGTATCCAATCCTGAAGTTTTGGCAAATGAAGCCATCTGAGTGAATGATCCTTGCAATCGCTCTGGGACAATATCCATTTCCTGACCAATAGCATTCAACGCTTCTCTTGCTTGGGTTTCCATATCTCCGAAAACGGTAGTAAATTGAGCATTACTAGCTTGCATTTGAGCAGCTGCTTCTAACGCTTCTTTTCCTACTTCCACAAGCTTTTCTGAAATAGCACTCAACTTCTCACTAAACTGTTGAAGTAGTTCTGCTCTTAAATTTCTTGAGATTTCACTTAAACTTTCTTGAGTGCTATCAGCAGCAGACTTTGTTCCCTTCATCTCATCATTGAGATGATTAAAAGCAGTCTTAGCCTGATTTAGCTCAGCTTCCATCTTGTTGGCTTGTGTGGAGTTCTCACCAAATTCTTTTTTAGTGATTTCCAATTGCTGTTCTAGATTTGAAATCTGTTTACTTACAATCTCAGACTGGGCACCAATCTTTTTCTGAGCAAGAGCATTTCTCTCAGCTTCGCTAGCATTTGAACCTAAAGCACTTTCTTGCAGTTTGAATGAGCTTGTCACCTTAGTCATCTCTGAAGCAAGTTGACTCTGTTCATTCTGCAATTCTTTCAGTTGCGTTTGGTTGCTTTTAGTTGCATTCCCATTCTCAGCAAGCGCCTGGTTCACATTTGCAAGCTTACCCTCATATCCTTTTAGGACGTTTTGAGTAACTTCGACTTCGCGTTGAAAGGCACGGTACTGATCAGCACCGATATCACCATTTTTGAACTGCTGTTCCACCTGAGACTGAGCTTGTCTCAAGGTTTCCAGTTTCTCCTTGGTCGTCGAAACTTGCTTTTGTAAGACCTCTTGTTTCTGAGTCAGGAGCGTTACGTTCCCTGTATCAAATTTCAAGGCCTTGTCAATCTGTCTCAACTCCTGACTTGCATCAGTAGCGGCCTTATTGACATTTTTCAGCGCCTTCTGCAAGGGTTGCGTGTCGCCATCGATTTCAATTTTGATACCTTTGATATTTCCTGCCATATTTCCTCCTTTCTCAAAAAATAGAAAAGCGCTGAGAGAACTTCTACGACTGATAATGCAGTCAGGGCAAGGAACTTGACCTCAGAATCACTCTCTCAGCACTCATTTTTTCTTTAAAAACTGTCAAAATCAGCTTGCGTGGCTTTCCGTTCGCCACCCTTATCCTCACTCCGTAAATTCACATAATCCGTCTGATAATCCAGAGCCATTCCGATTGAGATGTGCTTTAGATCATCGATAGACAGACCAGTTTCTTTACAGCAAGATAGATAGGATTCTACTGTGAAGATTTCTTCGCTAGCTGATTCTGACTCATCTGGTGCTTTTTTGTCGTCATGCTCGCATTTAGCATTTCCATCAGCACAGGTCCAACTTCCTGAATCGGGAAGATTTCCATTTCCATGAAGAATTGTTCATAAGGCTTGATTTGAGGATTTGCAGATTTAGCAAAGGTCCAAAAAAGACGGTTGAAAAAGGTCATGTCAAAATCTGACAACATCGAAATATCAATATTAGTCGCTGTCAATTCCTTGTCGGTTTCCAACTTGTTCAATTCATTCATGAATGATTGATTTTTCAACATCGAGAACAAATCTTGAAAATAATCTTTTCCAAATTGTTGCTTGTAAGCAATAGGAGTATAGCCGTTGGTCCCCAACTCATACTCCTGATCACCAACCAAAACGATTTTACGCATAGATCTTCTCCTTAAGCTGCAACTGCAGTAGGTTCATACACTTTCTTGAACCAGTTGTCATACGCATCCTTGTCATCAGCTGATGTGATAGAGCGCTTGACAACTGTATCCAATGGACGCGGGCTAGCTTTGAAACTAAGTTCACGTTCGTTGGTTGATGTCCCGTTCTTAGTTTTTGAGCCAAGAGATGGGCGACTGGCAAAACAGTAGTACATCACATAGCGAGTCTTGTTTTTGTCGCCTTCAAACTGGAACATCATTGCGAACTCTGTCAAGCTCGCATCTGCTTTTTCAGTCATAACACCAGTTTGAGGGTCCTTGATTTCACCAAGAATTTTTGTCGCAAATTCATCAATGATGTGTGGGATTTTAAGTTTACCCTCATATCCTTCGTTTGAATTCATGAAATGGTAATCCTTGTTGTCTGCTTTGATAGGGGTTGTTTCCCCTTTAGTATCAAGTGTCAGCTCCATTGCTCCAGGAAAACGAAAAACATCGCCGTAAGTGATAACTCCATCTGCTGCAAGTGTCTTGATAGGTGCGATATGTACATTTTCTAGGCCAAAGGTTACTTTATTTTCTTGAGTCATGTCATTCCTCCTTAGTATAGATAGACTGTGTAAGACTTGACATAGAGTCTTTCAGTCTCGATAAATGTTTCTTCTTGAACTTCAAAAAAGAGCTTGTGGTTTGCCCACAGCTCTTCCAGACGTTCTTCCAAATCTTCATCCTTACTCTCAAAAGCCAGCTCAACTGTCACGCTCTTAATCTGATGATTAACCGTGTTGTCAGCTGAATTGATGACTGGACTTGATTCATAATAGACCAGGTAAGGTAGGTCAGGAGCGTTTCCAATTTTAAACGCTCGATAAGTGACAGGCAAGTTTGCCTGTTCCAAAATAGCAGCAAAGTCTGATAGCTTCATTTCCCAATCTCCTTGATTCGCTTCTCAAAGTTCTGAATTGCTTTTTCTTCAGCTGGCTTGATGTGGACGATACCAGCGACACGACCACCATTTCTTGAAAGGTGCCCGTTTTCAAGTATGTGAGTAAGACTTGCAACTGCGTTGAACACAACAAAAGAGCCATTGGCCAACTTCTTCTTTTTCCAACTTCTACGATACTTTCCGTACCGTTTCGGACTTGTCTCTTTCAACTCATCCACAGTCTCATCAGCCACTTGCTCTGCAATCTTATCCACTTCTTCAGTAACCTCATCAGAGTAAGCTGCAAGCTCTTTCGCTATCAAATCAGCAAGGTCATTACTCATTTCAACACCTCTGACAAAGTCAACTCTAAAATTTCAGAATCGATAGGATAGGTTTTCAAGATACGATATTGCCTGCCTTCGAACTTCGCAAGCTCTTGATTCTCATACTCAAAATTTCGAATCTCAACGACCAAGCTCGGTTTAAGCCCTACCTGATTCGCCTGATAAAATTCAGAGCGAGTGACCCTCTTTTTGCGACATAGGAGAGTAACTTCAATATCTTCAGAGATTGGTTGTAGTAGTTTATCCTTACCTGTGACTTCCTTAGAGATCAGTGTGATTTCATGATTCCACATTCTTGACCTCTTTCTTTGATGCTATCTGTAAATTATGCAGTCGCCACTGAAGGTGACGTGGCATATCCACCCCACCCTCATAACGATAAGCGGCATAGTCAACGATAAACATTTCATGGTCAGCACGCTCACCAACAAGCTCTATACCGAGATTATCGGTCAATTCAGTGATGACACTTGAAATGATTTTTTTTAACGGCTTGTCTCTCAAGTCAGTTGAAATACCCAACTTAAGCTTCAGCAACTCTAAAAGCTGACCTTGGTCCATGTCTATTCCTCAACTTCCTCAGCAGACTCTTCAGCAGTTTCCTCAACTGTTTCTTCCTGCTCAACTGCGGGCTCTTCCTTCACCTCTTTTGTTTCAGGCGCTGGTTTCTTAGGTTCATCATCTCCCAAAACCTCAAGGAAGATAGAGCCAGCAGTGTTAGCGCCAGTCAAAAGGCCATTGGTAAAGCTATCTGTTGGCTCATATCCCTCACGAGGAAAGATATCGCCAACAGCGTAGTCATGATTTTCAGGATCAGCCAAGTCCTTGAAAGGACGGATTACTTTATAGCTCATACGCTACCTCCTTAAGCTACAACATCAGTATATGTTCCGAAGAATCCAGCTTCTTCATCTGCTTTCTTAATATCCAAACGGATAAAAAGCCCAAGCAATTGTCCGTAAATGTCATTGTTCACCCATTTAACGGATACTTGAGAACGGTCAAACTCTTTGACGAACTCAGTAACATCTCCGATGAAGAATTTCATATCTCCTTCGTTTCCAAACACTGTATCATCTACTTTGTAGATTGTTTTCCCACCAAATGAATAGCCAGTAGGTGAAGCCACATCAGTTTGAAGCATGTAGCGCCCATCTTTGTCCTTCACCTTGTCAAGCGCAGCAAACATTGACTTAGTTACAACGATGCTTGCTTTATAAATTGATTTAAGCTTCTTGTTGTAGATATCTTTAATACCATCAAATCCAGCCGCATCTGCTTGGGTAGCTGTTTTGAGGACAGCTGTAACTAGTGACAATTCAGTGTTTTCACCTTGATTGAACACTTCGTCTTCAACAATGGACATGATGTCATAGTCTGCGTCGTCAATCATTTCTTGTGACACAGGGACATATCCACGGTAAGTCTTGATTGAATAATCAATCTCGCTGATTGCTGGTTTTCCGAGTTCTGGATTTGATTTCAATTCATCTGTTGAAACCATTACACCATCCGTTTTCTTGATAACTGGATATTTACCAGATCCACTATTAACTTTCACACGTTCCACAAGATCCAAAAGTGGATTACGTGTTTTATTAACAAAATGAGGTTTCAAAACTTCAGTAGGGATTAAAGCTGCGCTTCCTGAATCAGTAGTTTTCAAGCCTACAATGTCACGAGTTTGACCAGTACGAATGTATTTAGCGATTGCGTCACGTTGTTCCAATTTCTGTCCTCCACGTTTTTCTTGACTTGGGTAAGTCGGTGCTTTACGATTTAGTTCTTCAACTTGATTTTTCAAATCTTCGATTGCTTTTTCAAGTTGTTCTTTTTCTGCTTCCTTTTCATCCGATTCTTTTTGGATGTCTTCAAGGTTCTTTTCAACTGCTGAAACTTCTTCGTCAGTTCCAGCTTGTTCCAATTTCTTAGCTTCAAGTTCAGAACGCTTGTTCAATTCTTTGATTGATTCTTCAAGCTCTACAACTTTGTCTGCTTTGTTGCGCATACGAGCGCCTAAAATCAATGATTTGTGCATAGATTAAATTTCTCCTTAATTTCTTTTTTGCGCTTATCCAGCGCTTCACGATTGGAACGCTGTTGACTTTCAAAATCTTTCTGCCGTGCAGCAATTTCCGTTTGTGGATAGGCTGGGAAAGTACATGGACTCACTTCAAAGATTTCTAGTTCTAGGATAGTGTCCAGGTACGAACCATCTGCTTGCCCTTCCGTGTTAATTTGGATTGGAATAAAACCAAAGCTACATCCAATCACATCACCACGCTGAACACGAGCATAGGCCCCAACAGCTTGCGGATCATCTTTATTGATAATGATGTCACCGTAAAGACCGATGTCATCAACTCTCAAAATGACCGTTCCATTACCAGTCCGACCAAGCACTAAACTATCATCATGGTTAAATAATGCCCTGATGTCCGCTTCTTTGATGGCTTTTTCAACACCCTCACGCTTAATCACTTCAAAATAACCAGGCCACAGTTCGGTTACTTCATCAAACTTGATAAAGTACCCACTCAAAATCAAATCACCAGTATCACTTTCTTCTCGTGTTTTGAATTGAGCGGTACGATAACTATTCCGTTTCTTCATTCTCTTCCTCACCCCCTTTCAGTTTCTTCTGGTCCCCAAGTCTGTCTTGCGGTAGATAATTTTCAAGAGCAAGGAGCTCATCCATGTCAGAATCAGGCGGCATCCCAAGCCAATCCCTCCACTCATTTCGACGCATTGCCATACTTTTAGTCATTTGTTCAGCAACTGATGACAATTCTGTAATATCATACGAATAAAGCGAGCGAGCATTAAGTTTGAAATACCGATTATTTGAAACGAGTAAGTCTCTTGTTAAGGTCTGAGTGATTGTCGTAGCAATACTCATGACTGTTGTGTTGACAAAGTTGTTGTATTCTTCTTTGTCAAAGCTACCAACTCCCAAAATAAAAGCTGGAACTCCTAAAAGCCCAGCAATTGTTTTCTTGTCAATTTCAACAGATTCATTGATAGCAATATCTTTCAAACTTAATGGCTTGACCTGTTCAACCTCTAGCAAGGCGTCAGGAATAATCCACGGCTCACCAGCTTGACTAGTGCTAAGATATTTCTTAGCGACCTGGTCACGTCCCTCTTGTGTGCCCAATTCTCCACTCGAAGAATCAACCTTAACAATCAAACTAGGAACATTTTTGCCACTCATAAAACCTTTTTTGATTTGAGTAGCAAGGTTTAAATTCCTAACAATATCCCTCAAAGCAAGCCTGTAGCCAGTCCCTACAAATGGATTGTCTGGATCTGGATTGATTACAAAGTGCACGATTTCGCTTGGGTTGTAGTCGATACCACGATAATTCACGATATAACCAACATCATCACTTTTGAAAGAGACTTCACTCATAGAGAATGGTCTCAGGTTCAAAATGTAATCATTCACAGGATCATATTCGACATGAAGAACCGAATTTCCGTCACCGAATAACAACAGGTCACGCACAATCTTGAAAATCCAAGTCTTGCGAGTCATGTTATCACATGGATTTACATCAATCTTGCGAGCCAGTCCGTCTTTTATTCGGATGTCGCCTTTGTCAGTATTCTCCATCAAATGAATGGTCATATTTGATACCATGTCAGCAATCTTGTTGACCGCAGCAATCACATCAGGGTTACGAGCCAAAGGCACATAGCTATCACCGTCAATATAAAGCCCAAAATCCGAATGAGTGATAACATTCGTTCCACTTCGACTCTTACCACGTTTCAAAAACCTATCTAAAACCCCCATCTTTCCTCACCTCCTTTCTCTAATCAAAGAAGCTCATGACATTCTGATTCTTGCCAAGATTAGCAAGAGCCTGAACGCAAGCAAAAACGCTGGCATCGAACAAGTCAATTCTTGCAGTACCACCATCGCCATCTAATTTCTCATATTGCACAGCATCGTCCACCTTTTCAATTGCTCTAACATTGCTCACACAGTATTCGTAAGCATCCGAATGAAGATAGTAAAATTCTTTATTCTTAACTTTAAACTCAATCCGTCTGAATCCCTCTGATTTCAGATAAAAAAGCTGAGGTTGGTCAATCATCTTGAACCGAGCTTGTTTCATCTTCGTCAGGAACTCACGGCCAAACTTCCTATCCATTCCGACAGCAGCAATCTTGAACCCTTTTTCTCTCATCTTGATGAACCATTTAACAATATCATCATAGAGCACAGTTGGGGTGTTACTCATAGTTAGCCAACCATCAGACTGCCATCCAAAAAGTGGAATCCCGTCATCGTTGGCTTTCTTCTGGGCATTGACACGAGGAAAGAAAGCGTGTGTGATACAAATATCAACGTCTTTTTCACCATCATGATAAACACCATAAAGAGCAGCAGCGGTCAAGTCATGCAACCTTGACAAGTCAGCTCCACCATACCAATGGATAGGCAAGCGTGCCAGCTCCTCTAGGGTCCAATCGTATTGACTATCTGAAGCGATGAACTCATCAGGATTGAAGTAAGCGTTCATCGAGTTTGTAAAGACGTTCAAAGTCTTGTTAAAAAACTCATTTCTTGTCTGTGGATCATTCATAGCTTGCTCAGCTTCAGCTCTCAAAGCAGGCATGGACACCGTGACACCCCAAGACGGATTTGCCATTTTCAAAACATTATCATCAAGATAGTCACCAACATCGCCATCCGTTGTCTGATTGGCTTTGCAAATAAAGATAAATAAAGCATCATCCTGTACCAACTGCTTGAGCACTTTCTGACAGTATTTCAAGCGATTAGCAAGAAATCCAGTAGGAATATCACCAGCCGTTGAGATAACAAAAAGCATACTGTTTCTGTATGCTGACATTGTTTTCTTCATAAGACCATACTTCTTACTATTCCTCATCGTGTGAGCTTCATCGATGACCGTAACATTGCCATTGAGAGAGTCCAAACGGCTCTCATCATTGGCCAATGCCTGAATATAGAATGACCCATCGTCTCCAAAATTAGCTGTGATAGAGTGTTCTTGGTTATTGTCCTTGATACGAATAGATTTGTCATTCCATCGTTCCACGTTGAACTTGATGAAATTAAAGGCTTCCAGTGCTTGCTTGACAGAGTTGGCCACGATATAACATTTTGAACCACTATCGGCATCCAAAATCTGATAAAGCAGAGCAATAGCAGCAGTAAAACTGGTCTTGCCGTTTTTCCGTGCCAGCATTATCAAGGCTTCCTTGAACCTACGCTCGTTCGTACCAGCGTGATAGAACCCAAAGAGATTGACAACCGTGAAATGTTGCCACGGTTGCAAAATCAAAGGCTTGTTACGGATAGACATAGCAAACATGTCATCTCCTTGCTGATGAACAATTGAGTTCTCAATGAAGTGAACAGCAAAATCCACTATATCCTCATCAAGCTCATATGCTGGATTTTCTAAATCCCTCAAAAAGCGTTCAGCAACCAAAATCCGTTCTTCGTTATGTTCCTCTTGATAGCTCAGGACATAATCAACATAGGCTTTAGCTTTTCCAAGATTGGTTGTAGCGTGACGAAAATCGGCAAAACGTTTTTCAAAGTCTTTATCCATCTTTCACCCGCTTCTTTTTCAGTTCATTTTTGAACTTCATAACCTCTGTTAGTGGTGAGCCTTTGTCCTGCTCGACCACCTCACCCAGTGATTTTGGGTTAAGCATAAGCTGATTCGAATAGCTCAAGATATCTTTCCTGAGTATTTCCATCGCGGTTAAGATTGGAACTTTGCGCTCATTCTCAGCACCAGCCTTATTGACGTAGGTGTCTGTTACTGGATAACCCATATCAGCATAATCTTGAGCAAGTTTCTGATACTGGTATAACATACCTGCGAAAATGTCGATGATCATTTCGAACTCTTTCCGATAAGTGCCCAAGTCTTTCATCTGCTTGACCACTTTTGACTTAATCGACTTTGCTGTAATTGGTTTAGCCAAAAACTACCTCCTTTCGTCAAAATCGCTTAGTTTTTACCCCCTTTTTGTTTGAAGCCTCCCGACTTGGAAAAAGTTCCCTTCACCGGTACCCTACTGGCCGAAATGATTTTTCAAAAAGAGGGGGGACTAAAAATTTTCATTTTTCATTTTTGAAAAAATTTAAAAATTCTTTTTTTCTTTTTTTCTGCCAATACAATCCTTGATTGATTACTCTATCGTTCACTCTATCGTGAAACGTATTGTGTTTTTTATTCGTCAACGGCAAACAATTCCATTCAACGAATTCAAGTTCAGGATATTCAGATACAGGAAAGATATGGTGAACCATTTCTGCTTGAACAGAAATTCCGTAACGCAAACTTTCTTGGCAAAGATAATCATGCTTACGCATTATCCTATCACGGAACTTCTCCCACTTCTTAGATTTCAAGGATGGTCTGACAGGTTTGTTATACATCTCAAACCTCCTTTCTCAACGCTAAAAGGGACAGGCCTTTGACCTATCCCCTCCTCATACAAGAAATCTATGCTACCATAATAAACCTTTTTTTGTGAGACTTCAAGACGTCTTTTGTCTCATTCTGATTCTTTAAAAAAATTACCCCATTTTACTAGTATGGTTGTTAGCGGTATGTGCATTCCATTTACAAATGCTGTTTGAGTATATCCAACAATTTCAAAGCCAATGCCAGGATTCGCATCAATATCTTTATTTAATTTCTCGAATGCCTTTTCTCCAAGAAAATCATCACGGTATTCTTTTATCATTTTCTACCTCCTGTAACTATACCAATTTTACCCATCACTTTCACATATCTTATATTTTGTTAAACTCACTCTAAATCTCAAACCCTTACTAATCATAGGTTTTAAAGCGTTTCGTTTTTTCAGTTTATGCTCAACTCATTATGTGAAAGTAGTATCTAAAAAATTAAATGACAAAGTTCCGTAGTGCGTCATCAAGCTCTGCTTGCTCTATCCCTATGTATCTCAGGGTGATTGCAGGTGATGAGTGATTGAACATTTTCTGTAATGTTCCTACGTCCTTTGTCTTGTTGTAATATTTGTAGCCAAATGTTTTTCGCATTGTATGTGTTCCAACATTATCAATGCCAAGTTCTTCAGCAGCCTCGTGAATAATTTGATAGGCTCTCTCACGAGTGATTGCTTTATTTTTCCCTTGCCTACTCTTGAATAGAAAATGATGAAATGGTTTGTCCTCGACATATCTCCTCATTTCTTTCTTGAGCTCTTTTGTCATCCGTCTTGTTATCTGCTTGCCAGTCTTCCGTTCTCTCAGTTTGATGTGCCAACCTTGAACATCTTTAACTTTCAATGTAAGTATATCTCCGACTCGCAAGCCAGTATTCAGGCCTGTAATGAATAGCATATAATACATCTCATTCCACTCTCTGAGATAATCTTTCATTGCCTGAATGTCGTCACTATCTTTTATCGGTGATACAAATTCCATAACTGCCTCCTTTCTACAAAACAAAAAGCCAGCTGGTTGCTGACTCATGATGTTCCTCTGTTAAACAACTTTTATGGAAAAAATAGGATGACTCCAACATGTGATTTGTGTTTTTGTTTTCAGAAGTTCATGCTATCATAATAGCCCTTTTTTTGTGAGACTTCAAGATGTCTTTTGTCTCAATCTTATTTACAACTCACCTTTCATTATAGCGTACTGTTCTAAGATAATCCTTCTACGTCGATAGATTGTAGCTTTGCTCATGAATTTCTGTTTTGCTATTTCTTCCCATCTCAGTTGAGGATATCTCCAGCGCAGATTGAAGATTTCTTTGTCCTCCTCGACTAGATTGCTTAAGAGTTTGTTAATAATACCTTTAAATCCTTCAAGAAATTTTAAAGTCGGATCATCCGCGATTCTGATTGCGATAGTTTCGGTAGGTTTGCTTATTCCTACAGTAGGCCCACTTTGAGCATCTGGGTTTCTAGTTTCTAATTCTAGCCTTCTTAAGTCTATTGTGCGTTGAATGTTTTGAAATTTGAAAAGTTCTCTGTCTAACGTTTTGAGTTCTTCGTCGCTCAATTTTTTCAATTTCCACCTCCAAGTTTTTAAAAAATGTAAACAAGTTATCAAGTATCTGAGAGAGAGCCTTGCGAATATTAGAAACTGACTGGTTAATCATTTTAGTTATAGCTTCAATTTCTTCCGGACTTAATTTCTGTAGTTGTTTGTATAATTCTTCTTGCTTTTCTTGTATCTGCCGTTTAGCTATCTTCTTCTTAATTCTTTTGTTCATTGACTTTTATTTCCTTTCTTGGATCTCAATCCCAAAATCGGATATCTATTCCTACTTGTCTTCGTTCCATAAAATCTAACTGTTTGTTCAGTAATACCAAGTTCTTTACTAATCGGAATATCAATCACTTCTCGACAATCCAGTAAATCCAAAAATAACTCTTTGATGTTTCGTTACCTTCCTTCTTTCTCCATCTCCTCAATCAGCCAATCAAGGTTCTTGCGTGCTTTCTTCAGGTCTTCAAGGCCGTTTTTCTTTTGGTGTCGTAGTATGTACTTCAAACTGTTCCCCATAAAAAACCTTTCAACTGTTCGTCTGTCATGAAGTTCCTTAAAGTATCGATGGATTTCATACCATACCGACCTTGGTAGTGGCTTGGGTTGTTTATGTTGTCTGTCATTGTTTATCCTCCAAAAGCTCTGGGTTTTCGTAGATGTTGCCGATGATTTCCTCATCTTCAGTCCACGCATATCCTTCTCCCAATCCTTTTAGGTATACAGCAGGCATTCCACCTATGAATGTACCACCATATTCTTTTTCTAAATACACTTCATGGGGACATCCTTTAGTACATTTTATAATATCTCCGACAAAGACCTCTTTCCCGTTCTTGTCCTTAAGTCCTGTTGATTGCATGAGTTCGATATCGTCAAAATCATAACAATAGATATCTCTTTCAACTGCTAGACCACTCTCGAAATAGACTTGTTGTGTCACTATTTCTTTGTTTTCGTAGTCAATAGCAAGAATGTCATCTGAAAAAACCATACGTTTTCCTATTTTTACCCACACTCTAAATTTCGGTATCATACCAAATCCTCCTCTTTGACGAAAGCACCATCAATCCAACGACCTTTTCGATCTTTGATTTCACGGTCGATAAACCATTGTTCGACTTTTTCTAGTGCGTTCATGATAACTCCTTTGCTATTGCTGCTATGACATTAACTGTCACGCTATTTCCTGCTTGTTTATATAATTGACTGTTAGAGTTGACCTCCTGCGCCTTATCAAAAGTCCAATCAGGAAAACCTTGTAACCTCCAGCATTCTTTAGGTGTTAGCTTTCTGATTCGAAAGCCATCTGATAAATGATTGTTTTCGTGATAGCTATTTATAGCTATCTTTTGCCCCTCTCCCTTGTTTGTTGTTAGCGTGGGAGCTAGACCATCAGCTTGATAGACTTCCCCATTCATTCCGTTGCCAGATGGGTTTATATTCCCAATTTTCATGACTGATTGGTTACTAGTTGACTGATTTTTTCCGCTGAGAGGAAAAATTCTTCTGGTACGTTCTCTTCTAAGATGTCCGATAATAAACACTCGTTCCCGATTTTGGGGGACTCCGAAATTCTTGCTGTTAAGCACTTGCCATTCCACGTTGTACCCCAGTTCATCCAAGGTTGAGATAATGGTCTCGAATGTAACTCCATTTTCGTGATTGAGCAATCCTTTAACATTCTCAAGGAATAGATATTTAGGTCTGAGAATAGATGCGAACCTAGCAATTTCAAAGAACAAAGTTCCTCGTGTATCTTCAAAACCTCGTCTGTTTCCTGCAATTGAGAAAGCTTGGCACGGAAATCCTCCACAGATAATGTCCACACTTCCGATTCCTCGAATAGTGTCATCTGATACTGTTGTGATGTCATGTAATTCAATTTCTCCTTTCGTATCGTGTATAGCTTTATAACTAGCTCTAGCGAATTTGTCTATTTCACAAAATCCTATACATTCATGCCCGGCAGACTCCATTCCTAAACGAAAACCGCCAATTCCTGCGAATAAATCCAAGAATTTCACAACATCACCTCATCCCCGACTTTCACCTTGTCATACACGTCCTTCATAACCACAAACACCCCTTAGTCACGATCTGTGACCTCCTTTTCTACAGTAATTGTAAATTCACGGTCATTTATGTTTAAAGGTAGAACTACCCCTATTTTTGAATCGTCTTTTAGCAAATCCAATACAATTTCTAAAACTTGCTTACCTAAAATCAATTGTGTCTCTAAAATATTTTGCTCATCTTCAATCACTCCACCTCCTCAAAATAACTATGAAATTTACTTAAATTGACAATAGCGACCTCTTCAACGAAATGTTTTTCAATATCAAAATCTGGGTCATCTTTACTAAACTCTTTCTTAATAGCTTTTTCAGCTAGTGATGGTAAATCGAATATACTTGCTCCGTTTTTTAAAGCAAGCGGATTTCCATGTTGATTTACTATTCGATACCTTATATCAAACGGTCTGATTTCTTCTGGGATTTTTATGCATTTACTTTGATTCTTCATTCCTTCTTCAAGCGTTTGTATCATACTCCACCTCCTCAATCTCAATACCTGGGCAATCAAATACCCAGCCTAAGTCCGCTTCTTTGAGTTGTTTGCGAGTAAATTTTGTAGCTAGTCCGCCCATAGAGAAGAATAGTTTCTTATCCATAGCATTATAATATAGCGGTTGTTTTGTTGCTTTCGTCACTACTGTATACCGCTTCTCTTCCTCGACCTCGTAGCCGAAAATCCAAGCTAGTGCGAAGAGTTCGGAATTATCCCAATACCATTCTGCAACTATGTCAGACATGCTTGCGTCTATTGAGTAGGACAGTGTATGACCCAGTTTTTTCTGTTCTGCGATAAAATCCGCCACAAACTTCTTAACTTTGACTGGTTGCGGTTTATCTAGTTGTTCCAAGTCTTGCAGAAAAATTTGACGAGCTAGTTCTGCTCCTTCAGCATTCCATACACCCTCAAGTTTTTTATATTTCTTAATCAATTCATTAAGTTTCATCTTCGCTTCCTCTGTAAATCAAATAAACTGCAATAACTAACTGAGACATGCTTGGCGAATAGCCAACCCAATCATCAAACTCCTTAGATTTTGGCAACCAACCCTTAGTAGCTCCCAAATCATAGTCTGTAGGCTTTTCATCAGCAAAGATGCATTCCATCGCTCCCATAAACGTCATACCATCTTCTGCCATTTCCCAAAAATAGTCCGCCCGGTCTTTCACCACTTGTGGTAAATCTTGCTGGGGAGGTTGCGGCTTCCCGTCTTCTACCGTCCAGTTGTATACTGCATTAACTTTTTGCTTTAACTCTTCCATCATCTTCCAACTCCTCCAATTTCCGTCTCAATTCTTTATTCTTTTTCCTCAACAAATCGCGCTCCAGCGCTCTAATCCGTCTCTTGCGTGCATCGCACGGCTTCGAATACTCGATTATCTTCTCTTCGTTTTGCTCGATCGTGCGTTTCAGTCCGTCAATCTCAGCCTATTTATCGTACTTCATCTTCTAAAAATCTTTCAATAGCTTCTCTGTAGGAGACTTCCACCAGACCGTCTAAGTCGTTCAGGGCTTCAATATAGTCTGGACGACCTTGCCCGTACTGCTCTTTCAAAAATTCAACAAAGAGATGAATTTCCTGATAGGTTACTCCAACCATGTTTCTTACCTCCCACTAAAACAGAATAGCCATTCCAAATTCTTTAATAAGTTCAATCATTTTCTTCTCCTCCTGAAAAAGTCGCTAAATAGTAACAATCCTTAGAACCGTAGTCAAACCGTGTCGTCCGCTGACCAATGTGCTTCTGAAACCTTGGATGAGTGATAGCCGAGAAAGCCCACTGATGGTCTTCCATCTGCTCAATGAGATCATCGACATTGTCAAACCTCCCAAGGTAAAACTTGCAGTGCCCGTTGTAGACGAAGTAAAGCTCTAACATCACTCCACCTCGACAGGGTAAAAGTTCCCAAAGGAACCCCTCAAAGCCTTTCCAACCTGTAAGGCTGCCGCCCTAGAAACAAACCGCATGGCTTTCTTCTCCTCAGAACACGAAATATCCAAGCCAGTCACACCGATAACAGCGGACATCAGAAACGGCTTATCCTCTCGTGTCCCATGCTTTAAAATAAACATCAGCCACCTCCGTTCTAAAAATATTGCTTCCGCTTGTTTGTCAAGTCGTTGAAAACCATCAAATGGTCTTTATCCACCCCCTTCATCAGTCTGGACATAAAGGGTCTGCCATATCTTTTCTGAATATCAGCAGAAGTCAAATTGGTGGTAATGATTGTATTTGAACGCTTATTCAGGATATTGTAGAGAATAGTAAACGACCATTCGCTATCCTTCTCCATGCCCAAATCATCCAAAACCAAGAACTTAGCGCTAGCAATCTTATTGACCAGAAACTCTTCCTGACTAAAATCAGCTTTAATCTTCATCAGTAAGTCCGTCACATTGATAAATATAGCAATCTCTTTCGTGTACTCAGATAAAGCCTTTACCATAGCAAAGGCCAAATGGCTCTTGCCAGTTCCAGCTTCTCCTTGTAGCACGATGTTGTTCCTAGCACCCTCAGACCACTCACGACAAATCCTCTTTGCAAAAGCTAGCTTTTCCGCTTCTTTTTCGGTTGGTGTTTCAAAATTGTCCAAAGTAGCATTTTTCAAAACTTCATCATAAAGAGAGAACTTTTCAAGATAGTATTTCCTCTCTCGCTCATTCTCAGCATTAGCCAGTTCATTCACTCTTTCCTGATTTTCTTCATGAATCCGCTCAGATTCACACATGCGACATACAACACTCTCGGTCCTCAATATCTTTATCAAAGGGATGTTATGCTTTTCGCAGAACTCTTCTTGTTGTTCTGTATTCCTACGATAAGATAAGGCGATTTCCTCAAACACATTGTCTACCATACTAGCCGACCTCCGCATTCATGCCAGCTAGCCATTTCAGACAAGCAGGCAACCACTTGATGAATTGGTTGGTCTGCTAAAAGAGTTTTCTTCTCGTAGCTTAACGGATAATAGTCAATCTCGAATTGTTCAATTAGTTCTAGTACCCCCATTCGTCCTTGGCCTCCTGTTCTTCTTTCTTATCCTTGTTCTTCTTTTCCGATTGACGAACCTGTTCAACAGTGGTAACATTGTTCATCTGCCAATTTCTTAAAATCCCACCAATATATTTGATGTTCGGCTTTCCTGAGTTAATAGCAGTCTTCAATGCTTCTTTCACCAAATCCACATCATTCTCATTTAGTAGATGGTTGATTTCTTCAATTTCAAATCCAGATAAGAGTCTACGAAACTCAGATTGAAAAAGTTCTAAGATATTTTCTTCACTACCACTACTAGTAGTAGTTATTCTTTTCTTATTCTTATCTTTATCTAATCTATTCTTATTCTTATCTTTATCTTCTTCTAGTGCGTTACCGTCCGTTACTGTAACGTTACCTGTAACGTTACCAAGAGCAAGATTTTTCTGTTTTTTACGGTATTTGGCTACACGGTTACGTGTCTGTTCCTTGATTTTCTCCATTCCGTCAACGTTTTGATGTTTTTCCCAATTTGGCAAGCTAATAATACCATCGATAATCTCAATCATCCCAAACTGTTCAAAAACTCCAATAGCCATTCTTACTGTATTCAATGGTCTACGAAAAATAGTAGCTAACATTTCATCTGTATAGTGAACCTTATCAGTCATCATCAACAAACCATTACTGTTATGTTTTCCAGCAAGTGTCAAAATCTTGAACCATATCACTAAGATGGCATCAGGATCAGGCAAGGCATCAATCAGGCAAATCTTTTCATCGTCAAAAATATCGGTTGTGATTTTTATCCACTTAATTTCAGACATACCTAGCACCCCACTTCCTACGGTTAGCGCGATACTTCATCCGCATATCTTCATAGATGTACCTGCCTTCCAGCTCCATTTTTTCAATCTTTAGCAGCTTATTTTTAAGGGTCACATAACGATAGTCCTTTGCTAGTTTTTCATAGTCGGTTAGGTATTCTTTGACTAGTAATAGATTTTTATAATCGTTTTCCCATATCGTAATAAAATGTCTTGAAGTTGATTCCCTTCCTTCCAGTTCTTTAACAATCATAATCAGGTTATCCAGCCATTCAATCAATTCTTGCATTTCCTGACCTCCTCATTACAAAAATCTGATTGCAGACTGTTTAGGTTCTGGCAAAGCGAACTCGAAGGTTCATTGTCGTAGGTAAAGCCCTTGAACGGACGACGAATATTCTTGCGGATTTCTTGACGTTCAGCCTCTCTACCACGTTCGTAAGCATGGTTATAGCCTCGAATAATCATAGACGCAAATTCTTGCTCTTCTCGTCTTTCTTCTTCCTTGCGTTTTTCCTGCAATTTGATATGACGGCAAGCTCCTGCAAATCCAATCAGCAAAGCTCCAACACCCATCAGCTGGTCTAAAATCGGTGGTTCAAACATTTTTTAATCTCCTTATCCTCTTTTTATGCTATAATATAGTCAAATAATTTTGCTAAGACCTTGTCCAGAAGCCTTTTAGTAAAGTTATTATATTTGATTAGAGAGCCATTCTTTGATGGCTCTTTTTGACCATTTCTTACCAGGTAATTCCTTTGGAAACCCCTTTAAGTAACGATAATTATCTGAAAATGTGGCATACTTAATTCCTAGAAAATCACAGGTAGTGTTCACATCCATCAACTCTGGATAGTGATCACTATCTTTTTCTATTTCGACTAGCCTTGTGATTGTGTCCTTGATAATGGACTTAATCCATTCAGATAGTGAAAGTAGAACATTGTCCATCTTCTTTCCCTCCTACCCTTCGTCAAATGAGTTCAATTTCATGATTTTCATCTTGGTATTAGTGCTTGGCTCCCACGTCATCCAGTAAGCAAGAGCAGCTTCTGCAAACTTCTTCGGTAACAAGTCATAGCGACTGATATTAAAGTGGTCTTTGAAATCAATCTCAGCTTGTCTAAAGACTGACTGAGCGAAAGTCTTATCCGCATAAGCTGGACTATCAATACCACCCAGGCATGCCACAACCCTAGCCTTACGCTTCTTCAGTAGCGATTGAGCGTAGCTTGGATGAATTGGCTGTTCGTTTTTTAGATAGTCGATATCTTCAATCATGCTAGCTTGTTGCTCGCGCAATTTCTTCTGTCCAGTAAATAGAGCAATGAAGGCATCCTCGTCCAAATCCTCACGGATAAATCCACCCTGCTTGCGAATAGCTGGTAAAACCTCTGATGTCACCCAGCGCTTAAACTCTTTCGCTTGAGGTAATTTACTGGATAAAATGAGAGAGTAGAGGCCAGATTCGTTGATGATGATAGTTTCTTGAACCCTTCCTAAATTATCTGTGAGGCCCTGTTTTAGGGCGTCATCTTCATCAACATGAAGAGCAATCGCATTTCTAGCCTTGCTATATCCTAGGATGTCTGCAACATCTTTCCCAACGAACCAAGGTTCGTCATCAATGATCAAAGTACGGACTTCCTGCCCGTGAAAATTAAAAATTTCGTTCATAATATTCCTTTCTAAATTTGGTATAATGAAAATAAAACGATTGGAGAAATCTTATGGATTATCAAATTCTTATTCAACCTGCAATTAGTGTCATTCTTGCAATAATCTCAGGTTTATGGTCATATATTGCATCAAAAGCTAACAATAAAGCTGAGATTGAAAAACAGGCCAAAGAACATTCACATATCGTAGAGAAACTTGAAAAAGAATTTCATTATCAGATAGATACTCTCAAACAACAACACACCTTGGAACTTGAAAAAGTCAAACAAGCTCATGAATTACGGTTACAAGAACTTGAAAAGGTATCTCAGATTGATACTGAAACCGACAAGGCTATGAAGATGAATGATCTTATCTACAAAACTTTTACAGGCGAAGTTGATTTGGACAAAGCTTTAAAATTAGCTGATAAAGCTAACAATCACAAACAAAAACTAAATAAAAAATTTATTCAAAAGACTTCTAAAAAATCATAAATTAAATTTATTTCTAATTCTTTCAAGCTCATCATCTTGTATTTTTTTATACTCGTTGATGCGCTTTTTTCTGTCTCTTTTGCTAGCGTAGTATGTAGCAAAACCAATGATAAGATTGATTATGACAACAAAGTAAAACCATACTATTTCATTCATCTCCACCCTCCTACTCCAGCACCTTACTGCCGACTACCAATCGTTTAACGACAACGTCCATCTCCTTAAATTCAGCATTCTCTGCACAATAGCGGACGCTCTCGCTGATGATGTGACAAATAGATACGCCGTACTCGTTCGCCAGCTCCGTAGCAATCTCCCAGGCATCTTTGTCAATCCGTGTTACTTTTTGCGCTGCGTTGTTCATACTATTTCCTCATGCTCTAACTATTTTCCCAAGGGTTCTCAATCCCTAAAACATCTGCAACTTTTTCCTTAACAGACTCACTACCTTTGCCATACTTCAGCAACTCTGAAATAACTGATGATGCTACAGATACTTGTTTTGCCAATTCAGCTTGAGTCATATCCAACTCAATCAAACGAGTTTTGATTTTAGCCTTGATTATCTTTAGTTCTTTACTCATCTTTCTCCTTTCTATTTCTTCGTTTCACTTTCCAGCGCTCTGAGTTCTATCTCATGGCTGGCTTGTTTAAATAGCTTCTCACACGCTATTTTAGCTTCTCTGTACGTTGTGTTCTCGCTGATGAAGTAATCAGCAAGTTCGATGATTTTATCTTCCATTCAACCTCCTATATCAGTCTCAAGACTGAGGTAATATCTTCCTAAATTGCTATAATAATCTTGACTAGGACCTCTCACCGTTTTAGTCAAAATTCCAATAGAAAGGAGGAAATTTTATATGTCAAAACTCACTAAAGAAGATGTTTTACAAGTTTCTCAAGAAATTATCAACGATGCTATTCCAGTTATCAAAGATATGTTAGATGAGGTATTTAAAGAATACCCAATCGACATGGAAATTAGAAAGGCTATTCTTAATAGCGTCCTTGTCGCTCATAAACTCAGTACATAAACTACGGTTTCGTTGCTAACAGAACTTGTAAATGCTCAAGAAAACTAGTGTTTCTTAGAATTTTTTCTACTAATTCAGGGTCTGCCTTTACGAAGGTGGACTCTTTTTTCCCACTATACGGATATCGTCTTGGTCTCATTTCCTCACCTCCTTTGTATTTATTTTTTCTACCCTCTCTTTTATTTAGAGAAGTAG